ATATCACTATCCTATGTCAGACGTTACAAATGACGAATGGCTAAACGGAGTTGCTAGGGGTTGGGACTCTGTGATATTGCTTGATTATAAACCTATTACACTGAATGAGTTAAAGGTCGGTACAACTATTCAACTTGCTAATGGCGAGAAACGAAAAATAGTTGAGGTTAAAAACCCAGACAAATATTCTATTCTAGCTTTTGTAGACGGCGATCCATTAGATGGAAGTGTAGTCGGTTGGCCAAATCTTATTACTGTTGAAACACAGTAAGATAATATTGTTCTACCCGTTTGAACCAAATGTCAGTATACTTGACAAACTCAGGTCCTTCTAATATGAATTCCTGATAGAGATTATCGGCAGAACACATAAAAATAACACCTTTACGTATCTTTGTTCCATGCACTTCATTATGTGCATTAGCATAGGCTGCTAACTGTACAAAGTAATCTTCGATCCATTCACGCTTTTTGGGCTTATTTGTTTGCTTGTGATCCATGATAGCTTCACTACCATCATGCACACCCACTAAGTCTGTCGTCCCTGCATAAATCTTCGGATAATAAAGCGGAACTTCTGTACCCCAGTATTCACTGCATTTAACAAGACCTTGATTAATGATTGATTGGGCCATTTGATGGCTTTGCAAGCTATACGGATTGCTTCCGGGCTCATTGAGTACTCCTGTCTTAATGTAATCTTCAAGCCACTTGTGCATTCGTGTTCCACGACCTGCGGCTTCTGTTGTGATTTCTTGTGCTTTTTGAACACCTACACGTTTACGCCAATTGTTGAGTGCTTGCTTAGATTCTTCGCTTTTAGTAGCGTCTAGTATTGTTGTTACACTAGGAAGTTTCTCACCATCAGGAGTAGCGTATTTACGTGAGCCGTTTATTGTTTCCCTAAGTAAAGGGACATAGTTATATTTGTTTGGATTGTACATTATAGTCAATTATAGTTGATTATAGTACAACTGTCAACTAGATTCGGAAACTCTCTCCGCAACCACAACGATCACGTTCATTTGGATTTCTAAATTCAAAACCCTCATTCAACCCATTGCGTACATAGTCAATAGTCATACCTTGAACGTATGTGCTACTCTTTGGGTCAACATATAAAGCACAACCATTGCAGTCTACCTTAATATCATGTTCTAATGGGTTATCAACATACTCAAGCACATAAGCAAGACCTGAGCATCCTGTAGTTTTTACACCTATACGAATGCCAAGACCTTTGCCTCGTTTTTGTATTGTATGTTGTATTTTGTTTGACGCTTTGTCAGTTATGCTTATCATTGCGGTTGTTGCATTGCATTTTGAGCCATCTGTGCTACGATTTTTTGATTCTCATCAGGCTGTGCTGCCGGAGCAGGCTCACTACCTTTAAAAATAACATTGTCGCCCTGAATGTTTGCTATGCTCTTGTTTAGAGGAGCTTTCTTAATCATATCATATAAATCAGATTTGTCAATAACAATATCATTGTCTCTATAATATTGCAACAATTCTGGAACTGTCCAATCGCTATGTACTTCGCCGGAGTCAATCTCACTCTTTAGTTGACTGGTACTTGCAACCAGTCTGACTAGTAGAGGACTACCTTCAAATTCATACAATCGCATGATTATCTCTTAGGACGACCTGCACCGCCTAGAGGTTCTTCTTCTGGAGCTTCGATGCCGATATCTACTTCTTCTTCACCGCCACCTGGCAGTGGTTCTTCCATACCAATGTCAGCGGACATATCGCCACCTGCCATGTCACCGCCCATATCGCCACCGGCATCAAACGCTTCAGCACCACCTTGACCAGTAATACTGTTCAATGCAGATTTTAAAGTTGCTTGGCTTTGTGTCAATGCGGCTTGTAGTGAAGTTAATGCTTCAGAAACTTGTTGATTGAATGTCTCACTTTCGTTAACACCAATCTCAGATTGAACTGAATCTGTCAATGCTGGTAATTCTTTTACTAACATATCAGAAACTTCTTCAACCATTTTCTGTACCTGGTCTACTAAATCTTGAGCTGCCAAAACAACCTGTGACTTTTCAACTTCTTCATTCTCTACAACGATACGTGGTTTACGTAGGTTAATTTCAGCAAAATGCTTACTCAGTGCTTGTTCCATAAACACAAGTTTTAAATATGAAGAATTCTGTTGGCTTTCATAGAAACCCGTAGATTTCTTTGTTTCAGTCATTAGACCGCGCACTTTATAAAGCATATCTCTTGCTTGTGCATAGGACATTTTACGAACATTAAACGGTACGTTGTAATGCTCTTTTAACGCTCTAGTTGCGTTCTCGATTGGGTTTTTGTCAAAATCAGTTAATTTCATAGTTGTATTCCAAGACTAATATAAAGTATTTATCTTTTTTCATTTAATGTTCGGCTTTTAACCCGAATCTTTTTTGTTGCCAATTGTAAGAATCCTGTATGTATTTACTTAATTCTTCACTCATGGCAGTTTTCTGTAATTTATCTTGGTTTAGTTTTGCTAGGTATATCAGCTTATCTTCTGTTTTTTTAGCCTTTTTAAACAGTCGGGAATGTATAGATATATGCACATCTAGGCTACTTAAATTCATATCTAAATTAATAACTCTATCCGCTAATTGATATTTACCTATCTTGTCTAATACACACCAACATACTGCATTTTTCATACTAAAAAAAGAGTTAACGTCATCTCCGTTATTTAAAGATACAACTATATCAGTTACATCTTTCTTTTTAATATGATACTTGTTAAACAAACTGTATGTACCGTCAGTGTCTTTAAAAATCACAACATCTTGCAATTTAGCAAACTCTGAATTTGACATTATTTTATCTAATTTCCTATCAATTTTATTAACATCAATTCTCATTGTTTAATACCTTAAAATAAATATTTCTTAATTCGTCAGATGAATCTAAAAACGCGGGTAATTTATCCCAAGCATTTTTAGTTTTAATCATAGGAACACTATCACAGTCAGAATACAGTGATCCTAGTTCGGATACACCATCATTAAACACACTAGGGTGTTGTATATCAAAATCAAAGGTCCAGCAAATTACTTGCTCATCGTTCTCTAACAAGAATCCAAAATTCTCAAACTCATCAAACTTAATCTTAGTGGATGTTGGTATACTGATGTTTTCCGGCTGACTACGTAGTGAAACAGCCTGCACAATCGTATCAAAGTTACATTGTGTGTTTCTTTTGTGTAACCATAATTCAGCATCGTCTTCGGGATTGGGACGGCTTCTATTCACAATACCTGTTTGGGTAATATCAAATAATGTGTAGCAATTTACTTTAAAACTCATACTTGTATTTAGAGGCAAAAAAAATCCGAGAATAAATCTCGGATTTCTTTGAAGTTAAACTTCTGATTAGCTTGCGCTTGTAGCTGTAGAAGCTAGACGGAAACCAACGTTAGTTACAACAGCACCACTTAGGTCATAACCATTAACTGTACCCAAAGCACGAATTTGTGTTTGTAGTGCAGCCGCTGTGTATGCGCCAACTGGATAAACAGCAACTGACATATTAGTTGTGTTTGCTGTAGCTTGAACTGCATAGATTGCAACTGTAGCTAATTGTTCGATAGAAACCATAACTTGTGCAACCATTTCGTCAACACCTAATTGTGCTGTTGGAGCGGCGCCTAAGTCAAAACCGAAGAAGTCTAGTGCTGGACCATATAAGTTAGTAGTCGTGCCGTTAGCTGATGTATCTGGAGCTACTGGACCATTTTGTACGTCAATTGCGAATACTGGTTGTGCATCGCCGTGTGTTCTTGTAAAACCTGCCATAATGAAATTCCTTTAAAAGTTTTGAATCGTATAGATTCATACTATTATTTATGCCTGGTAGCAAAAAAAGTCGGTTTTGGCTACTGTCTTCCAGCCAAATTCTGGCGACTAAAGCCCATTCTATCTACAAATTTAAGACCGTGACTAACAAAACCCTCTTGGGTTTGAGTACCGTCTTGTAAATAACCTTTGACAGGGGCTGTCATTGCGGCTTTATTAAGCTGATCCACAATGTTCATTTTAAGATTGTAAATAGCTACCCATATACTAAATGCACCAACTAGTCCTGCTTTATTGGCAGCTAAGTGCTGATTAATCTTCTCACGCATCTTATCAGTCATTGGTCTAGAGTTAACATATTCCATAAATCCATTTAACAACTCATTCAAGTCCCCTGCTACAATACGTTTATTAATATATGTAGTGAATAGTTGATTGAACGTATTTCTAGCTTGCGGTGCAGTTGTCATTAACTGTTCTACTGCTTGACCATATTTTTGTATAGTGGCTTGTGCTTTTTTAAGTAAAGTAGAACTGATTTTTAGTTTGGGAGTGATTGGCATCTTAGCAGGTAATATAGCTACATCGCTGTTATTCTTAAGCTTACCGATAGTACCATCTAATGGTGTTGCTTGGTCTGTTGTTAATGCATCGGGTGCAATATATTGATGGACTACGATACCAGAGTTTTTCCCATCAAAGAACTTTCCTAATTCACTATTTGCATCTACTGTATATGTAATGCCATTAGGGTTTGCTTTGAATGTGTACAGCCCGTTCTTTTCTACTAATGGTTTACTAAATAATAAATCACCCCAATAATAGCCCTTACTTCTATCAGATTTCTCTAAGCCAGGCCATATCTGTGCAATAAGCTGATGTAAGTCTGAACGATTTACACCACGTGCTTGGTCATATTGGGCAAACTGTTCTGGGCTGAATACTTGACGGCCACTGCCATCTTTCTTATTGAACATATGCTTGTCTAATATAGTAAACTTGCCATTACTGTTACGACCAAATATCAATGCAGGATATCCGTCCCATTTGATTGTAACTTTTTCGGGTTTAGCTACTGTATCGGCCATTGCTTGAACGGCTTGGTTGGCGCCATCTACACCACGTAAGAATATTAAATCTTCTGGATGATCTAAGTGACCTTTATCTTCTGTAATGACATTAGATATTTGGTCAATTTTAGTTGTTAATAGTGCCAGTGATTCAACTAGATTCATTATCTCGATTTTTCTTTAAAGATTTAGAAAACTTTGCTTGATCCTTGCTCTTTATAGCACCTAAAAGTTTACGCTCTAAAATAGCGGCTTGTTCAGGACTATAGTTACGATTAATCATTTCTATTAGATTGATAGCACTTGTGATAATATTGTGGCCACGACTCTCAATAATGTGGGTCGTGTCCCTATTATTACCAATAGCTTCTAATTCCTCTAGTAGACTGCGAGTTTGTTTTTGCATATTAGTTTCCTAATAGTATTTATCTACTTTTAGGTTTATTTCTTTAAACTATTCAGCATTGCTTTTAGCTTAGAACCTTGTACATCCGCTATAATACGCTTGTTTTCCGGCTCTAATATCTCTCCTGTAGACTGATCTATGATAGGCGATGTTGATGCTAGTGTACTTTGAGGCTTTAATTGACTCATAATATCATTAGCACTGGGCTTAGGAGTATAACTATTCTGATTATCAGGGTCACTGTCACTAATACGCATAGTCTCAATATCATAGTCTAAGTCAATCTTTTGTCCTACACCAGTTGAACTACGACTTTTCATACATTGAATCTGATATTTTCCACGTTCACGCATACTTCGACTTGTAAAGATACCAAACACGTTATCAGCAGTATTAATCTTACTGATACCACCTGCAATGTGACTGTGGTCAAACTCAATCTCATCAACAGCACTACGATTCAACTGACTTGCAGTCACCATCAATATGCCCATCTCTTTAGCTAAGTTACGTAATTCTTCTGCAACATACTTGTCTTTGATGAACTGGTCGTTAGGATTAACTTTAACACTGACAGGCATAACCAAATCTAAGTAGTCAACCATAACAAAGTCAATCTTAATACCTGTCTGAATCTGTACCTCTTTCAAATAAGCACGAATATCATTCACATTACTTTGTGCGGGTAATGCTTTAACACGATATGTTCCAGATTTTTTACCAACCATCTTAACTTTCAAACTAGTACTATCAATGTCTTTGCGAATCGCTTTTGTTCCTGTCATGGTCAACATCGCATCAGTTCGCAAACTTGTTAGTTCTTCACTCAACTCTAATGTGATATAAACACCACTCATTCCCTGTTGCAACCAATTCAATGCTATATTCATCATAACCAAACTTTTGCCTGAACCACTACCACCTGCAAAAATGTTCAGTTCACCCCGACTGAAGCCACCGTATAAGATACGATCCATTTGTGACCATCCTGTACTTACCTGACCACCACTGTTAAAGTACTTGTTGATACGTGCAGCCGGGTCGTAAAAGTAATCAGTGCCCATATCTTTTTGTAAACTGATTTGTACTGCATCTTTAATCATCTTCTCGACTGGACTAAAGTCTCCGCTTTTCTCAAGCAAGTCAGCCGCTTTAAGAATCGCTCGTTCTAGTTCTTGCCTGCGAGTAAATGCTTCAAACTCATCCAAGAACCAATCTGAATGACCTTCACTCATTTCTGGTAACATATTAATGTCTTGACCAGTTATTGCTTTAATCTGTATAGGGTCAGGCAACACACCATACTTCACAGTGTGGTCTTTGTATAATTCTGCGACTGGGCGTAATGTTCTATCAAAGTTCTCGCTATTGAGAATGTTCATAACCCTTGTGTAGAGTTCTGCGTTAGTTATCATCATGCTCAAAAATATTCTTTGAACATCTACTGTATACTCTATTTGTTTTTTATTTTCGTAATCTTTTTTCAATTTTCTTCCTCTGTAGTTCTATTTTGATTTTACTAGTTGTCGCACTACTCAATATACTGAGTAATGTAGGCAACTTACCATACTTAACTACCGCGTCATTTACATCTTTAACATTGTCATCCCAATTAGGAATACTCACACTATAACCTAGCTCCAATGCTCTATCACACGTTTCTAAACCTGTACTATCTCTATCGGGAATAAAGATAATACGTTTATTAAGTTGTGCTAGAATCTGTGCTTGGTCATCATTGATTGTATTATGTGTTAACGCACAGGCATTTAAGCTTAATGCGTCAAAGATACCTTCAACTAACAAACATACTTCCCAATCGGGTTTCTGAAAGTCATAACCAAATACATAGCCAGGTTGTTGCTCGTTAATATACTTAGGGATTTTGTTATCTAAGAATCTGCTCGTATGCCCTACAATCTTATTGTTATAAGTATAGGGTATAATGATTCTGTTTGACTGTCTGCCAGTGTCATTAGGTGTAACTAAGAACGGGTAGTCATTATAATTTATCGACCTCGCAGACAGATAATCAACGTATACTTTGTGCAATGTGTTATTAATATCGATTAACTCACCCTCAGGCAATGTA